AATATAAGAAGGAAATATTAAGTAAAGTTAAGATACATAATATAAGTGTATGTGAAGATGTAAAAGAGCATTATGATTATTGGATGGAGAATGTTAATCCTAATAAAGATGATTGCTGTAATTTGAGGAGGTGAGATTGATGGATGAGAAAAAGAAAGTAGGAAGGCCTAAAACTCAAATTAATTATAAATTAGCTGAGAGCTTATCAAGTATTTTTTGTACTGAAGAAGAGATTGCGACTATATTAGAAACATCAGTTCGCACATTACAAAGGGATGAAGAATTTTGTCGTGTGTTTAAAAAGGGAAGAGAGACAGCCAAAATGAGTTTAAGAAGAAAACAATTTGATTTAGCAGGGAAAAATCCAGCTATGGCTATATTCTTAGGAAAACAATATTTAGGGCAAAGAGATACAGTTGAAGTATCACATCAAAGTAATGGAGTATTAACTGATATGATAGAGGCTTTAAATGAGTACAAAAAGAATAGATGAGTTATTAAATCCTAAGCAAATGGATTTTATGCTGAATGAAGATAAGAGAATAAACTTATTAACAGGAAGTGTTAGAAGTGGAAAGACATACATATCGTTGCTTAAATGGGCTATATTCGTAGGAAGTATGCCTATTGAGGAAGAATATTTGATGGTAGGGAAAACGATAACATCGTTAGAAAGAAACTGCTTAGGGCTGTTACAAACATTAGTAGGTGATAACTTTAGTTATTCTAAGAGCCAAAAAGTTGGGATGCTGTTTGGTAGAAGAATATGGCTTGAGGGTGCTAGTGATGAAAGAGCTGAAAGTAAGATACGAGGAATGACATTGGCAGGGGCTTATGTAGATGAATTAACTCAAATACCTGAAGCCTTTTATAGTATGTTATTATCGAGATTAAGTGTTAAGAATGCGAAGCTATATGCTACTACTAACCCTGATACACCAAATCATTGGGTAAAATTGGATATAATAGACAATGAAGAGATTAGCAAAGATGTATGGCACTTCACTTTGGATGATAATGTTATTCTAAAGAAAGAGAATGAGGAATATTTTGACAATCTTAAAAAAGAATATCAAAGTATGGGTGGAGTTTTCTATGATAGATTTATACTAGGGCTTTGGGTATTAGCTGAAGGATTGATATATAAACAATTTGCTAATAATCCTGAGCTATTTATAAGAGATGAAGCTGTGGATGAAAATGGTAACAAGTTAAATTTTATGATGATATCCATTGGAATAGACTATGGTGCAACACAGGGTGAAACTGAGTTTAAAGCTAGCGGGATTACAAGTGGATTTAAGGAAGTGTGGACCATTGATGAAGAGAAGCTGAGTGGATTGCATACTCCTGAGGAGATGTATGAAGCTTTTGAGAGATTTTATTATAGAGTAGTAGAGAATTATGGAAAAGTAACTCACGTTTTTGCTGATTATGGTGCATTAGGGCAAGTATTAACCTATGGCTTAGATAGTTATATGAAAAGAAAAGCAATACCTGTTAATATACAAGATTGTATTAAAGGGCAAATAATAGATAGAATTTACTTAGATTGCCAGTTATTCGCACAAAATAGGCGATTTATATTGAGAAAATGTAAGTACTTAATAGAAGCATATAAACAAGCTGTTTGGGATGAGAAAAAGGCTGATACGAGATTAGATGATGGCACAACTCCTATTGATGACCTAGATGCTAGTGAGTATTCAATATTTAGTTTTTATGATAAACTTGTAGTAAGAGGAGGTTAAGGATGAAACTAGATGAATTTTTACAAAGAAATTACAATTATAATCCTGATGTAAAGAATAATATACAAACTTATATCGACCAATGGTATAGTTGGTATAGAGGAAATGTTAGAGAATTTCATAATTATTTTATTTACAATGGGAATAGGAAAGTAAAACAAAGAAGATATACATTAAATATGGCTAAGGAAATTAGCGAGGATTGGAGTGATATATTATGGAGTGAAAAATGTAAGATATCACTTAAAGATGATGCTTCACAAAAAAGATTTGATGATTTAGTAGATGACTTAGATTTATATGCTATTATTAATCAAGCTTTAGAGAAAAGTGGGGCTTTAGGTACAAGTGCTACGGTAACAAGTGTTTATAATATAGTACAAAATGAAGATAGTATGGTACTAGATGTTAGTGATGCTAAGATAAGAATAGATATAGTAGATGTAGATAATATTTATCCTTTAAGTTGGGATAATAAAGGGATAACTGAATGTGCATTTTCTAGTGTACATTATTTTAAAGGGGATAAATATGTAGTATTAAGTGTACATTTAAAAGAGAAAAATACATATAAGATTAAAAATCATCTATTTAAAGATAGTAATGGTAATTTAACTGAATTGAGTAGTGAAGATACATTACAAGAGTTTGATACTCAAGGGGATATAAAATGGTTTAGTGTATTTGAGCCACCTTTAACAAATAATATATTTAACTCTAGTCCTTTTGGGATACCACATTATGCTAATGCTTTAGATAGATTAAAGATGGTAGATTTAGCTTTTGATAGTTTACAAAATGAGCTTAAATTAAGTCGTAAGAGAATATTTGTAAGAGCTGATATGTTTAACTATGATAATGGACAGCAAAGATTAACGTTTGACCCCGAGGATATTAGTATTTATCAATTACCAACAGGAGCAACTAAAGATGATTTAATACAGCCTGATGCTGAAGCATTAAGAACAGCTAATTATATAGAAACTTTAAATACTTCGTTGAACGTGTTAGGTGATAGTGTAGGATTTGGAGAAAATCATTATCATTTTGATGGTACTAATTTAAGTACAGCTACAGCTGTGGTAAGTTCTAACTCTAAACTATTTAGAAGAAAGAAGAAGCTAGAAATAGGATATGAAAGTTCTATCTATGATTTAGTTAAGGCTATAATATACTCAAATAATGCATTTACTAAAGGTGAAAAGATAAATGATGAAGAGATTGCAATACAATTTGATGATAGTATTGTAGAAGATAAAGAAGCTGAAAGTATAAGAGCTTTAAGAGAAGTAACTAATGGAATACTAGGAAAGAATGAATATCGTATGAAGATATTTGGAGAAACTGAAGAAATTGCTGATGAAAAGATAAAAGAGATAGATGAAAAGAATGAAGAACTAGAAAAAGCATTGTGGGAGGATAAAGAATGATAATAAAAGTAAAACCTCATAAATTAGAGTTAATAAAAGACCAACCTGTAAATGAAAAAGAAATAGATATTTCTAGATGCTATTTTGAATTTGATGAAGAAATAACTGATGATTATGTAAAAGAAGCTTATTTTACTTTAAATAATAATACATATAAAGTGATACTATTGAATGATGAATGTTCTATACCTTATGAAGTTCTAGAAACTAAAGGAATGGTAGAAATAGGATGTGTTGCTTATAAAATAGAAGATGAAGTAGAAATAAAGAGATATAATCCTAGTCCTGTATATTTCAATTCAATAGATGGAAGCTTAAAAGAGGCAACTAATGCTGAGCCAATAACTCCTACTGATAAAGAACAAATAGAGCAAATGCTAGATAATATTAATATAACAGCTGAGAAAGTAGAAGATACCACTACTATTACAATAACTAATAAAGATGGTAGTCAGCAAGTAACTTATATCTTAGATGGAGAACAAGGGCCAAAGGGAGAGCCTGGAGCAATTAAATTTGAGATAGTTGCCGAGTTGCCTACTGAGGAAATAAAAGAAGATACTATTTACTTGGTACCTATAGAGCCTGATACTCAAGGAAATAATTATGCTGAATATATCTATGTAAATGGAGAATGGGAGTTATTAGGAAAGATAGGAGTACAAGTTGATTTAAGTAATTATGTAACTTTTAATGATTATGCCTTATGGAATAAAGGTGGGGTAGTAAAAACAGGAAATGGCTTTGATTTATCAACTAATGGAATAGCACAATGTGGAGCAGTGAGTTATAGTAATTATCAATTACAGGGCAATACATATTTTATTTCAAAAGGAACTTTAGAAAATG